CCACACGTAAAGTTTCTTTTGTAGAAAGTACACTTAGATCTGCACCATTAGTTGCAGAGAATGAATACACTTGACTTTGTATCCCACCTGCAGCTGCAAGAGCAGTACCTGGAACATCACCACCAGACAAACCTCCAATTGTAGTCAAAGAAGCTTTTTGAACTGGTGGAGTAATATTTGGTACAGACGATTGTGTTGGAGCTAATGCAGGCATTCCAGAATTCTGGAACATCTGTGTTTGACTTGTTGATGATGGTTGTGCTGAAGTTGGTGTGGGTGCCGGTTTAGTAGTTTGGGTCGGCATTTTTTCTCGTTGTTTTTTATATACTCTTTTTATTTCTTCTTTTGATTTACCACCCTGGCCATAATAACTAGTGTTAGTACCTACTCTTCCTTTAGAATCAGGGCCAAAAAGATTAGGGAAAGATGCAAACTCAGGGGCCAACCTATCAATCATTTTGTCACTCATTCCTTCCGTCTCAATCATTTCTTGAGTGATTCCTCTCTGTGTAAGAAGACGACTCAGTATCATTTTATCTTGAAGTTCAGGAGTAAATTTGGTAGACAGAGGAATTTTTTGTTTTTGCACTTCTTCTTTGAGAACATATGACATGAACTGATATTTTCCAGTGGCATCACTATTGTGACCATCTCTTTTGTAGCCAACATCTCTACCTTTGTACTTACCAGTTTTTTGCATTTCCATCACCTCACCAACTGTCATTTTTCCTGCGGCAAGTTCTGGAACTACAGCTCCACCATAGATTGTTCCATAACTGGGAGTTCCCTCTGCATATGAAATTGTGTCCAAAAATGCACCAGTTTTATCAGAACGACCACTTGAAGAATCTTCACCCATCAAAGTCTCTTGAGGTTGCACCATAGTCCCATCTCCAGGTTGTGTTGTACCTGATGCAGGAAGTTCTGGTGCGGGTGGTGCCTTATCAAATTTCATAAAATCATCACCTACTTCTGGAAGTCTTCCTAAGAATACTTTATCTCTGATAATGGATTCTTCAATTATTGGCACTTGTGGTGTTGGTAAATTAGGAATATTTCCCATACCAGGAAGTTTTTTGAACTTTTCTATGAGTGGATTAATACCGTCCACAAACTCTTTTAGTTTTGTATTAAGACCTTTTATCATATCATTCGTAGGTTTGATAATCTGATCAACAACAAAATTTTCTATCTTCATTTCCAATTTGGCAATCTGTAGATTTATCCATTTGGTAATACCATTAATATATTTTGCCGGATCCTTAAGGAATTTCATCAATTCCATAATAAACATAGCAAATCCAAGTCTCTTGAAGAAATCAAATAAACCACCCATCATATCAGTTAATGGTTTAACAGTTTTCTTCATACCTGCGAGTGCTCCACCCAGAACCGCCGTTCTCTCTATTCTCTCTTCCTTTCTTTGAGCAGCTGCATTTTCTGCAGTAAGTCTATCCTGGTTTTTCTGTTTATTTTCAGCAGCATCTTTATTCTGAAGATTGCTAGTAGTTTGTTGAACATTCTTATCAACACTATTCAACTTACTTGCAATCAATGCAAGAGTCTTATCCATCCCCTGTCTTTCGGGCTGAATAGGTTGTTCAGTTTCTTGTGGTGTTACTGATGGTAATAATGGAGTTACTTTTTCAACAGAAGAATTTGGTTTTGTTTTTGCTACAAAAGATTGTGCCTTTATCTTCTGACTCTTTACTTTAAACTTACCGGTACTACCCTTTATTCTCTTATACTCATTAGTAAGAAGTTCTGCATCACCACTATCTCCCTTATTACCACCCATTCTATCGGCGGCCATCTTCTCTTTAAGAAGAGATTTGTAGTCACTATAATCCAGACCTGTGGTGTCTTCAATACCAAGTAATTTTAATATTTTAGGATCAATTTCTTCATCTACAAGTGTTTCCTCTTTCACCTTGTCCGGTTTAGGTGCGACTGCAAGAGCACCACCCTTCTTAGGAGTTTCACTCCCGACCTCACTTCTAATGTCCTTTAGAAGAGAATCAAGACCCTCAGGAACTTTTTCCTCTTGTCTTGATTTCTGAATATCAACAACCTTTTTCTGATACTCTGCAATGAGTTTATCAATCTCACTCATAATAGAGTCAGAAGTCTCGCCCAGCTTTTCATCCAGTTTCTTATCTACACTCTCTACAAAATCGTCTTTGGCTTTATCTTCTGGTCGATACTTATTGTCGACAAGATCCTTCCCTAACTCAGATTCGTTGGCCTTTCTTGGTTTTTGAGGATCTTTAGCCATTTTGTTGTGCCTTTGCTTTTTCTTCTTCTTCCTCTAAGTGTTGCTGTAAGAGGGCTACGTAAATGTCTCTCTCCCACGGCATCATGTTTTCAATCTCCGTTAATGAATATTTATGATACTGCATCAGGGCAAAATTTAACCTGAAGTAGTTCTCAAGATCCATGTGGATCATACCTATGCGAAAAAACTAGATAAGCCCTCCAAGACGACAGTACTTTTTACTTCAGTTTTGGGGTTAGTAACCTCAACTTCATATGAAAGTTTAGGCATAGTCTCAAAAAACTTTTCAATCTGTTTAAATTGAACAGAATTCATTTGTTCCAAAAAGTCAATAACTTCTTTTTTTGAACAATCTGCAGTGGACCAAACTTCTTCTTCACTAAAGATTTTATCGATACAACCTGCAATCAATTCAAATGATTTATTAACGTCAACCTCACCTTTAATATCAAAATTATTTTTAATGAACTCATCTAGTGATGGATACTTCATTTCCATCATCAAACTATCATCAAGTTTAATTTTTTTATCGTGGCCTTCACCTTCCTTTACTTCAATTTCATCCAATAAGATAGTAATAGGAATTTCAGTCACACCATCGTCAGGAGCAAGAATATTTACTTCAACTTCTTCACCAACAGACTTACCTCTAATATTTAAGAAAAGATATTCAATATCAAATGTAGGAAGTGCTTCTACTTTAACACCTCTGGTTTCAATACAACTCTTTAGAACTGCTCTGATTGCATTAGTGATTTGTTTTGTGTCATCACTTTCAAGAGCAAGAACCAGAAGTTTCTCTTCTTTGACAAGAAATGGTCTATATTTAATTTTCTTTTTAGTAGAGGGTAAAGTCAACTCATAAGTTGGAGTTGCAATTTTTGGCAAAGGCATAATGACTTAATAAAGAAATCAGTTACTAGTATTTAGTTGGCGGTTCCAGGTGTTGTACTTCCATCATCACCCAAAGCTCTGGTAAGATTTGGGGTACTATTAAATGCAGCAAGAACTTCTGAAGTTACTCTACTAGCATTATTCAATAATGAGTTTGAACTCTGTCTCCACTTGAATTTATCTCTAGTATATCTCAAGAATGTAAAGTTCACAGTATATTCCATAATTTGACTGGCAGAATATGAAAGAGGTGTGGAGTTAATTGATATAGGATATGCACCAACTAAAGTATAACTATTTGCAGTTCCATAACCATCTTTTTCAAACTTACTAATAAATACCTGCCCTCTATATGTGACTGGATAATTCATTCTGTAAGATGCATATTCTGTCTTATATGCACTATTGTCTGTTTGATTAGAAATCCAATCCATCCAACTTTCAAAGAAATCAATCACTTTATAGTTTCTATCAACATAAAATGTCATTGTCATGGTGGTGTCAAAAGAACGGCGTGTTACCATCTTTTCTGTTACACCAGCATAATTATTAGTCACTTCCGCCGTTTGAAAACTTGTGCCCGGAAGACTTACAGAATTACATAAGAGTTCAATATTCGGTGAGTCTAGATTAAAATTAAAACCTCTTGTGTTCATAAGTCCTATCACCTCTGGTGGAGGACTCATCTTAATTTGATATACAGAAGTTTGAGCAAGATGCATTATCCTACTCTTTAGGTCTGACGTTCTTATACCATTAGGTAATGCACCAGCCATCTATAAATACACTTGACTATTATATACTATGTATAAGGAATGGGTGAAAGTATTAAGTCTAGATTTAAACCTTCAAATCCCAAAAAATACATGGGTGATCCCAACAATATTATTTGTAG